ACCGGTATATTTGCCCCTTTTAGGGGCTTTTTTAGTGCTCAGAAATGGCTTTAAACCGGAATTCTTGCTCTTATCTGAACTCCGAAAAACCCCTAAAAAATATAATCCATCGAACCACATCGAACCAAATAGCCTGAAATTGCGATTTTTTAGGAAAATGGTTCGTGATCTAAAATTGAATGTGTGCTGTAGGCCTTGCGGCATTTGACATTGAGCCGTGTTCTCTGGTTCGATTTTGAGTCACAATACATTCAGTGCTTTTTCGTCTTGCTTCTGTGTCATCGCGTCCAGTAGATGCGTATAGATCTTGGTGGTAATGCCGACGTTCTCGTGTCCGAGGCGGTGTGATACGTATTGAATATCAAGACCTTTATAAAGCAGGTAGCTGCCATGCGTGTGCCGCAATCCGTGGAAACCGAACCCAGGACGCTCAATGCCAAGATGTTTTAGAGCACGGCGAAGCTCCTTGTTGACACCATTGCTATATATTGGCAAGCCAGTCGGCCCAAGAAACAGTAAATGGTACGGATTGTTAATCGCTTTTATTCTGTCAGCCAATATGAGCTTATGGAGGCTAGCGATAAGAACTGGGCTTACTTTGATAGTACGAACACTTGAAGGAGTCTTGGTCGGACCGAAGACTTTTTCACGTTCTGGCCAGCTACCATCTGCGTTGCGAATGACAAACCTGTACTTGAAGGTCTTGTCGATACTGATGGTGCTCTTCTTCTCATCAATGTCTTCCCACGTTAAGCCCCCAATTTCTCCAAGCCGAGCGCCAGAGTATATGGCCGTCTGAACCATCATGAGAGCAATTCGTTGCGGGTTGGCAAATTGATCAACATAATCTCGCAGTTTCTCGAACTGATCAGCTTCGAGAAATTTTGTGTCTTCTGATCGGCCTGCGGTACCACCTAGTTCTGCATGAGCGGCATAATCGCGCCTAATCAAGCCTTCGTCTGCTGCGGCCATGATTGCTTGATGAGCATGCGAATGTAGTTTCTGGACTGATTGCCTTGCGTGCTTGTGGCCGTAACCGTCATCAATATAGTTGTTAATAAACTGTTGATAAATCATGCGCGTTAAGTCAATTAATTTAAGGTCTTTGAAGTAGTTTCTGATGATTGTACCCGAAGTTGCATACTTGGTCATCGTCAGTTCGGACACAGAACGTATCTTGTAGGTATGCAACCACTTGTCATACCAATCTGCGAAAGTGATCACTGGATCGATTTTTACAGATCCGCCAGTAGAAGTGAGGTACTCTGCCTCAGCAGCCTTAGCTTCTTTTCGTGTTTTGTAAAATGATGTTTTCTGCTTGGAGATGCCATCCACTTTGTATGAATACTGGAATCCCCAAGGCTTACTTTTTCGGTTAGCTCGCTTGAATACCGCCATATTATTGTCCTCCTGTGTTAAAATGTGAATACAAAGAGTCTTATGACTCCGAGTATTTTTTAGGCGTCTACCCGTTCACTTTGGTCGGTGGGGTAGGCGCTTATTATTTTGCATCCAGCCCCACTATCCGGCTTGCACGGGGACGCCGCTTGCGTGGGGGAAGAAACAAGTCACTGAAGGTTAATGGTGGCATCGTAATCTTTGTTGGCATTGTCGTCTTCCATGTCATCGGTGTCGTAATTTGCACTCCACTTAAGTCGGATAGTCTTTAACGATCTAGGATCATCCATTTTTTCTAGTGCCCAAACGACAGTGCCGTCGCGATCTACATCTTTAGAAATTTGCCCGTCAAAATCATCACCACTAAAGTTGGTGCCATCTACTTGCTGACCGTCAGAAGTTACCAATGTGCCCTGACTCGGGTAGATTGAAATATCACGAGTTGTATGAATTTTAAAGTGAGCGGTGACTAACCCCTGATAGGTTTTCTTACTTGCATCCGTGAATGGTTTGACACGATAAACGGTTACCTTGTCAATTCCAACGGTTGTTCCCGCCCAAGAATTATCAGAATAGCTTACGGGGTATGTTGCCTTGCTTAATACAGATACGTCTTGGTAATTGTAAGTAATCTTTTCTGAGCTGTCTGAAGACCCTTTACTACTAGATGTATTTTGTCCTTTAGCAACAGACACCTTATTGCTACTTGAACTGTTGCTATTAGCAGAACTACTGCAACCAGCCAATGCCAACGCAAGCAACGCAACAGACACTAATACTAGCTTCTTCATAATGAATCCCTCCAAAAAATCCAGCTTTTAACGTCGATCAGGGTTTGGACGTAAGATTAATTGAATGCATATGACCCAACAACTTTACCGATCACATCAATATTGTCTGTGTCGTCAGCGTAGAAATCTGGGTAGATACGTTTGCCAGTTTTTTCATCTACGTCATCATTCAATGACCGAAGGCACAGACGGTCTTGCTCTAATATCAGCTTTTTGATGAATGTCATGTCATCAATGTCAACTACAGCGATCATACCGTTAGTAACATCTTGTGTTTTCTGAACAAAGACAAATTCGCCATCCTCATAGTAGGGAGACATACTGTCACCGACAACTTTAAAGCAGTAATCGTAGTGAGACGGAATAGCACTGTCTGGAATCTTTACTGTGTCCATTGGTTCATAGCGATCATCATTAAAGGCACCATATCCAGCGGCAACAATACCATCAACCTCAACATTGAACGCTGGCTCATCAAGATTACGTTCTGCATGTGCCTCATCTAAGCTGATAACGTTGTCGGGGTTCTGCTGCTCATTGAGCTGCTTTTCCGCGTACGTGTAGACTTTTTGCTGACGTTCAGGGTAGAGTTGAACCACCGTGTCATGAATCTTATCCACAACGGTGTCTGGAATTTCACCATCTGGATCAATAATATCCATTGGACTTATTTTTAAAACTTTCGCCAAAGCAGCGATTTTGTCACGTCCCATGTTCCCAATTGACCCAGTTTCCCACTTTCTTACGGTTGATTTGCCGACACCGACTTTGTTGCCAACTTCTTCAAGCGTAAGTCCTAGGCTTATTCTTCTATCTCTTAATGAGATTGACATAAACGTTGCCTCCTATCTATGGATACATAATAGCACGAATGTGTCTTAAAATACACATAAATAATGGAGAACGAAAAAAAGTTTCTTTTTGGACACTTTTGTGTTGACAACTGTACTTTTTGATGTTTTAATAAAAGTGTCCTAAAGGAAACGAGGTGATTACATGAATAAGGATAAGCTTCTTGGCACTATCAAGTCAAAAGGACTAACGGTAACAGCTGTACTTAAAAAAGTAAATGATGATGGCATTAATTTATCACCATCAACTTTTTATAAGGGGCTGCGAGATGAACGTCCCTTCAAGACAAATGAAATTAAAGCATTAGCAAAAGTAATTCCGCTAACACGATCAGAAACAATGGATATTTTTTTTACAATTGAAGTGTCCTAAAAGACACAAAGGGGATGACGGTATGAACGAACTAGTAATCATGCACAACAAACAAGCGGTGACAACTAGCTTGCGTGTGGCCGAGGTGTTCGGGAAAGACCATAAAAACGTAATTCAGTCTATCGAAAATCTCGCAGCTGAAAAATCAGCCGCCAAATTTTTTGCCGAAGCAACGTATTACAACCGTGGTAAGCAATATCCGATGTACTACATGAATCGTGATGGTTTCACATTGCTGGCCATGGGCTTCACCGGTAAGAAGGCACTTCAGTTCAAGATCAGTTACATCAACGCGTTCAACAGCATGGAGACGCAGATAAAGACGGGATATGTGATCCCGGGAAGTTATGCCGAGGCATTGAAGCTGGCAGCTAGTCAGGCTGAACAGATTGAAGATATGAAGCCTAAAGCGTTGTTTGCAGACGCGGTAGCCACAAGTCACACAACTATCTTGGTCGGTGATCTTGCCAAGGTGCTCAAACAGAACGGAGTTGACATTGGTGCCAAGCGGTTGTTCGCCTGGCTACGTGAGCAAGGCTATTTGATTAAACGGATTGGTGCCGACTATAACTCGCCGACACAACGCGCGATGGAGCTAGGCTTGTTCGAGGTCAAGGAAACGGCGATCAGTCACTCGGACGGCCATGTAACAGTTCAGAAGACCCCAAAGGTAACCGGAAAAGGCCAGCAGTATTTTATCAACAAGTTTCTACAAAAGGGGATGGCAGTATGAACGAAGAAAAAAAGCCCCGCACTGATATGGGCAGCACGGAGCTTGCAAAGCAAGTTAGCATCTCTTGATTAATTATAAAGGTCGTTGATAGCTATGGTAATTATGAACATCATGCTCGCAGTTCTTTGCTTTTCAACAGCGATTGCAGTCTTGCCTTTAATCGCTCTCACAGTTTATTCCATCGTTAAATTCCATGACTGGATGTCAATTTTGGGATTGGTGGCATGCATTTTTGGCGTACCTGCCATGATTATTGCTGGATTATACGTGCTGCATACGCTGTGAATGTTTTCTTAAACACCCCTCTAGAGGTAATAACCAAGAAGGTATGTTTCATCAGACCGGGATCGAAAAGATGGCGCATGCCTGACGCTTGAAAGCTCAAGTTTAAATCAATAGCGGAATATCCATTCATATTTATAGGAAATGTATCAAGTTCCGGTAATCCTACCATCTTATATTCGCGTTTGCCAAGTGCCATTCCGCCAGCATTTCCAATGACAAGTTTATCTTCTTTTGAAAGCTTTTTGAAGTACCTGCTGGTTTCATCAATTGGAGCAACATATCTGCTTGACCAATTTGGTGGGAATAATCTCTTGATGGTGTCTTCACTACCATCCTCCAAATAATACATTGCAATAATCGCTAAATTGCTAGACGAATGGTTGACGATAACCATATCCATTTTGACAACTTGGGCTTCCTCTAGGACTTCAAAATCAGACAGTATTAAATTAAATCTAACTCGTGAAGATAAATATATTTTTACGTGGTCAAGAAGCAAAAATGCCACAGTAATAAAGGTAAATGCAAACGTTGCTATTTTAAAGAATTCGCTCATATTGTTCACCTCCTTTCTGGTTTCATTATCCGTCAAGAGGCGATCACATGAAAGGAGGAAATGCTGTGCCGCTAACAAAATTAGATATTCGGCCTATCACGCCTCCAGAAAATTGGCGTATGGATCTTGGCGGTAAGACTTGGACCATCACCGATGTTGCCAAAGAGCTACATCGCAAAGTCGATTATGTCAAAGACAAGGTGATCAAGCCAAATCGATTGCAACTTGATGCTGAGCACGGAGGCCCTGTGCGCTGGTCAAAAGGACATGGTAGTCCGTATTTAATCAAAGCACGTGAAATGAGCTACTGGATAGACAAAAACTGGCAGCAGATTCAGAAGGGAGGCTGGAGCTGATGTTACAAACACTATTGTATGTTTTGCTGACGCCCACCGCACCGATATGGTGTTACCTGCTATTGGTAGCGGCTGGCGTCATGATCGGCGCAACGATTTCAAAAGGATGGAGGCAGTGGATTGAATGAAGCAGAACGAACCATTGGTGATTTGCTGAACGAACACAACAAATTAACGTTAGACATTATGCGCGGCAACCACACACCAATTGCAAAGATGCTACTTACCGAGAATTCAAAGCTACGTGCACGACTAGCGAAACTAAGGGGATGACGTGATGACCAATGAGGAATACGAGCACATTTTAGCTGAATCTAACCGCCAGATCGCCGAATATCACAAGGTTGCTTATGATTATGGCCCCGACAATACTGATTTCCACCAAACGTATGCGATGGGTCAAGAAGATGGCGCACATGCGATCCTATTCATTATCAAACAAGCTATTAAAAAAGCCGCTGGTATGCACACCAACGACTGATAGAAAGGAAAATATTATATGTCAGTATTATACGACTTAACAGACAAATTGACCAGTTTGCAACGACTGGCAGAAAGTGGCAAGGCTGATCCAAAAGCTATTGCTGACACGATGGAAATGGTTGAGGGCGACTTTGATGATAAGGCGGTTGGCTATGTCAAAGTCTATAAATCAATCGAAGCAGACGTCAAAGAAATCGATGCTGAAATCAGGCGTTTGCAAGAACGAAAGACAAGTGCCAAGAAAAACGCTGCGACAATCAAATCACGATTGGCGCAAGCGATGGTTGAAACTGGTCGTGAACACATTCATACACCACTGTTCAGTATTTACACTCGCAGAACAGTGAGCGTGGAAGCACCAGAAGACCCGAATAAGTTGCCACCAGAGTTCATTAAGACCACGTTGACGGTCAACAAAGCCGACTTGAAGAAAGCATTACAAGCTGGCCGTGAGGTACCAAATGCGCGACTGGTTGAGAACATTGGACTGGGGGTGCGGTAGATGCAGCCAATTAAACATGCATCTTCAATTGATCGAACAAAGAACTGGCGAGTTTTGATTTATGGAAAGCCTGGTGTCGGTAAGACGTCAGCTATCCGCAATCTTAATGGCAAAACACTCGTGCTAGATCTGGATGACAGTTCAAAAGTGCTATCTGGTGCACCGAACATCGATGTGCAACCATTTGACCGAAGAAAGCCAAGCGAGGAATGGAAAGAATTTCTGAAAAATATAGCTGAACGTGTTTCCGGATATGACAATCTGGTGATCGACAACGTATCAGCGTTCGAAAAAGACTGGTTTGTCGAACGTGGTCGTGCTAGCAAGAACGGCATTGGCAACGAGATTCAGGATTATGGGCAATGGGCGAATTATTTTTCCCGTATCATGACCATGATCTTCATGGACGCACCAGTTAACGTGCTAGTAACCGCTTGGGAGAACACACGAGACATTACGAGTGAAACCGGGCAATCATTCAGCCAGTATGCTCCAGCAATTCGTGACAGCGTACGTGACGGGCTATTAGGCCTGACAGACGTTGTAGGACGCGTAGTAGTTAATCCCAAGACTGATGGCCGTGGCGTCATTCTTGAGGGAACTGATGCAATTTTTGCTAAAAACAGATTAGACAATCGGAAGCTAGTGCCAATTAAAGAGCTATTCAAATTTGGAAATCAGGAAAAATCAGTCAAACAGGAGGACTAAAACATGGCTATCACAATGGACTACTCACAAGCAGCAGAAGGAAATGGCGACATTCAAGATGGTGTATATGAATGCGTCATTAACCGATTTGGATTTGACAACTACAAAGATCGTGAGTTTATCAAGTTTGATCTAATTGTACGCAATGACGTTCCACAGAAATATCAGGACAAGCATATCTTCGACAACCAATATCCAAAGAAAGACACCGGAGAGTATGCAATGGGATACCTATTCATGATTGGCAAAAATGCTGGCATTCCAGACCATAAGAAGTGGGCTGATCTTGCGGCGATGCTTGCAGATTTCACGGGCCATGCTGTTAAAGTTACCGTCAAAAACGAAGAATACAACGGTAAAACCTATCCGCATATCAAGAAGTGGGAGCCAACGGATTTCCCGCAGATTCAGCACCGCTGGAAAGATAGCAAAGCTGCATCTGTTTCAAATTCTAATCCGTCTTTCGGTACACAAGCACAAGCAAACCAAACCAATACAGCCGATCCATTTGCCAACAATGGTCAACCAATAGACGTAAGTGACGATCTTCCATTCTGACTTAAAAGAGGTAATTAAAAATGGAAAATTGGAAAGACATTCCTTCATATGAGCATCTTTATCAAGTTTCTGATCGTGGACAGATTCGAACCGTCCCTGGTAAAACAACTGTGACAGTTCGAAATGGCACCACTTACGAACGCAAATGGCAAGGCAGAACGCTTAAACAGAAAACGGATAAAGGTGGATATAAGCGCGTAACATTATGGAAATCTCGTGCTTGTAAGCAGTTTTTAGTTCATCGGCTTGTCTGCTTGGCTTTTCATCCCAACCCTGATAATTTGCCAGATGTCAACCACATCGATGGAAACCCGTCAAATAATAATGCCGATAATCTGGAATGGATCACTCCACGTGGGAACTTGATGCATGCATATGAGCATAAGCTTAACAAGGCAGCAGTTCCTGTCGTATTGCGAGATCCGCCGACTGGTCAGATTCGATATTTTTACAGCCGATCGGAAGCGTGTCGTTTCCTTGGCAGATGCCCCGAATATATCGGTGACGCGCTTGAACGTGGTGACACTGAGGTAGACGGCTATGAGCTATTTACGATTCCATTCTGATTTGAGGTGATGATATGGCAGACGGAGGCTGGATCAAAGTATATCGGAAAATACGCCAGTCCTTCGTATGGACTGACGCGAATCAGTTGAAACTTTGGCTACTGATTTTGATGAAAGCAAATCATGCTCCTAGCAAGTTCTTATTCAACGGTCAAGAAGTATCCGTGACAAGCGGAGAACTGGTGACAGGAGCCCACGCACTGGCGTTTGAGATGAATGATGGTGTGCGACGTGACAATCAAGTGTCATGGCGTCAGGTATGGAGATGGGTTAAGAAATTTGAAAACAACGGAATGTTGACAATCAAATCAAACACAAAATACAGCGTCATATCAATATCTAAGTGGTGTGACTATCAGGACAATGACAATCAAGTGTCAATCAAACGTCAATCAACTGTCAATCAAGTGTCAACAAACAAGAAGGAAGAGAAGGAGAAAAAGGAAAAGAAAGAAGATAGTCACCATTCCCGCAAGCGTGAATACGCTGACGACTCTCCTGAAATGATCGAAGCTGTTTATCTATGGTCGAAGATCAAAGGTAACAACCCAGAGCACCGAAAACCAAACTTACAGTCTTGGGCTGATGACATTAGAAAGATGCACGAGTTGGATCATCGGCCATTCGATAAGATTCATAAAATGATTGACTGGTGTCAGTTCGATTCATTCTGGCAAACAAACATTCTAAGCGCATCAAAGCTGAGATCGAAGTACGACACCATGGCAGCTCAAGCAAATCGCAAGTTTTCATCTGGTAGACGGGTAGAGCACACGGAAACAAAGGAGAACTGGGGATATGGAGTCGACTAAAGGCCTATTCACACGTGCGGACATGCAAAAAATAATCGAAAAGCGAGGAATGGACGTTAGCAAGCTGCCAACTCAGGCCGAGATTGAACAGCGCTTCTACGAACGCTCCATGACCGCATTGAACCGTAAAAAGGCACGTGCCATTTATCGCTACTCAGTCTTCCCCGGAAACGTTCCGGCTAAGTTTACGTTCGAAAAATGGCAGCCTGAACTACAAACGGATCAGCAAAACTCTAGGAATCTGGGGAATCGTGCATACAACCTGACCAAGCAAATGGCGGAAGTGCCTAAGAACGTGGTTCTGTTTGGACCGCGTGGGACGGGTAAAACGTCCTTGGCCTTAGCAATGCTAACCAGATTGCGCGATCAAGGCCAGTCGGGACTGTTTATTTCAACAGCAGAGCTGAGTAACCTAATGAGCTTGCAATACGACGCGCCAGACGTTCGCAAGCGCTTGGCAGGCATTGAGCGGGCAATGAAAGAGGCTGGCGTTCTGTTGCTGGACGACTTCGGCACAGAAGGCGGTATGAAACTCGACATCAAGCCAGTGAGACGTGACATGCAAGAGCTGATGTATCGCGTTGCAAATGCCCGCCTTGATTTTGAGAGTAACATGCCTCGTCTATCAACAATCATCACAACTAACAACGAGATGGATGAGTTAGAACGCATGTACAACAGCAAACTCATCAGTCGAATTATTCCAAAATCAAAAGATTGCACCTTGAATTTTGAAAAGCTAACCGACGTAAGGGGGAAAAGATCGTGACAGCCGAAGAAATGACGAATAGATATTTGCAACGCTTGGATAAGCGGCTGATGGCATACGAAACGACCTTGAATCAAACGATAGCTGACATTGAAAGCGATTATGATCAAGGCTACCTAGACGTTACCGAAGCACAGTGGCAAGACATTATCGTGCTTGTTGAGAACATTGCTCAGGCAAATACACGCATGATTCATGAAGCGTCAGACAGCATATATGCTGATGGCGAAGTTTCGGGCAACTTGCTTAATTTGCTTGAGCTAGCTAAACACTTCGCAACGCTGGACTTCTCAGAAACGCCATTAATTAAGCAGGAGGCAGAATTATGACACAAGTAACAGTGCGTTTATACGAGCAGGGCGACAAAGTGTGGCGCGACTTCAAAGCTGAATTGCTTAAGCGCTACGAAAATTCAGCAATGCTAGATATCTCAAAAAGCGAAGCATTCTCAAAAATCGAAAAGCAAGAGTTCAACAACCGGATCGTTGTATCAAAGAAAGCGATTGTCGAGAAACGTGCGGTAGCCGGTGTTGATAATCGAGATATGCCTTCAGTCGCACTGATCAGCAGCATCAAGGCTGTAAACAAACGCGGGGAAGCTAACCGTAAGAAGTATGCAGTACAAGTTTCTGAGGCGGCAAGCAAGAGCAAAACACTAACAGAGGTTGCAAAACGGATCGGGAAGTCAACAACGTTCGTGAGACGAGTGGCAAGCGAGTTTGATATCAAGTTGCCCCGCCGCAACAACGGCCATGAAGAGATTGCGAGTCGTTAGACATGGTTATTCGCAAGAGACGCAGAGGCAAATACAATGCACAGCCGGTTGTGATTGATGGCATTCGATTTGCAAGCAAGGCAGAGGGCGCCTATTACATGCTGATACGCAATAAGCCACAGAAAATCACGATGCAAGAGCCGTTTGAGATTCTATCTGCCTTCAAGATCAATGGCAAACGATACTCGGCAAGAAAATACAAGCCTGATTTCTGTTTCTATGACGGTGACGAATTGACAAAAGTCGTTGACGTTAAAGGCGGAAACGCGACTTTGACCACCGATGCCAAACTTCGAATGATGCTGTTCATGATCAGGTACAAGATACCAATCACGATTGCTAGATATGACTATCACACAGGGCTATTCACGGAAGAACAACTTTAGGAGGCCAATTAATGAGATCGCTAGAGTTATTTGCAGGAATTGGTGGCATCGCATTGGCTGAACAAATGGCTGGAATTGAAGTGGTTGGTTTGTGTGAGTATGCAGACTACCCTCGCATGATTTTACAGAAGCACTGGCCAGATGTGCCACTTTTTAAGGACGTGACAAAACTTGATCGAGAAGAACTCACAAATGCAGGAATCAGCCCTGACTCAATTGACATTGTTTCCGGAGGATTCCCTTGCCAGCCTTTCAGTATTGCCGGGCACAGAAAAGGCACGGAAGATGACCGCGACCTCTGGCCGGAGATGTTTAGAATTATCAAGCAAATCTGGCCAACTTGGGTTGTTGGAGAGAATGTTGCTAACTTCGCAAACATGGAACTCGACCGCACGCTATCTGACTTGGAAGATCTCGGTTACCAAACACGGGCATTTGTATTACCAGCTTGTGCCGTCAACGCCCCGCACCAGCGGCTTCGAACATTCATTGTGGCCCACAGTAACCGTAAAGGGCAATTACAATCGCAAGGGACTGACCAAGACCAGCGGAGATGGGCTCGCGACGGCAGTGAAGTTTTGGCTGACGCCAGTAGCAAGCGACGGCAAACGAGCAGCCACGATGAGTTCAGAAACATTGCGAACTGGCAAAGCAAACGGCAATTTAGCACAACAGGTGGCACACCAGCAAAGTGGCAGCCTGAACCCAGCGTGGGTCGAGTGGCTAATGGGGTACCCAATCGGATGGACAGAATAAAAGCGTTAGGTAATGCGGTAGTGCCACAGCAAATACTGCCGATATTTAAAGCAATCGTTCAAATTGAGGAGGCCGACTAATGAAAACTGGAGACAACACGTTCGATGACATCTACATCAGCAAAGAAACTGGCAAGGTTGTAGGCGTCAAGTATGAAGATGTGGACTACAAACTAGTGCCATTAAATAAATGCGATATCCCACTGGGACAATTGGCCAATCATATTAATAACTATGTATATCGAAAAGAGGACGAAAAATGAGCGAAGAAAAAATGTACGCGGTAAAGAACCGCAGTGGTGAATTTTGGGACTTTTCGGATAGTTCCGGTTTCTGGTCATTAGCCATCTCGGATTTCCCTACAACGCCTAATAAGAAACAGGCTGAACTAGCGGCTAAAGATCATGGCGGTCACGTTGTCACGTTCGTTGAGGAGCCTGAAAAAGTAGTGCTAAGCGAGAAACAGGCAAAAATCGTTGAAGGTGCAAACAAGTCTCAATTTCCAGCATCCTATATTTCTGACCATACTGGTAGTTCCTATTGTTTGGAGAAGCTACTGATGGACGCTTATGCCAATGGATACACCGTGGCAAAGGAGAAGAAGTATCTTCTACCCATGGACGGAACACTGGAAGAGGGTGATGACAACGACAATTTTCAGCTATATGCGTATTGTTACAAAGGGCGATGGCTGGTAGATGAAGTCGAGACAGACCCATCATACAAACACCAGACAGTTACCCAGAAAGAATTAGAGACCGCACCAGCATGGGTAAAGGCAATTAAGCCTTTGGAGGTGGATGACGATGACGACTAAAGCTGACATAGACGCGGCGCAAAAGGCTATCGATGCCGCGAATAATGCAATTGGCAAGCTTGATCTGTGTGGCCTGTATGATTGCGCGTGGCAAGCAAACAACAATTATCAACGCATCATTGATTACAACAGGGAACAGTTGGAGGTGACTGACGATGATGATTAAGCTAGACAGCGGTGACTATGTAAACACTGATTTTATTGAACGATTGTGGATGATTAATGAACATGACGGCTTCATCAGGTTTGTTAACGCTCCAGACGTCCCTATTAGTGAAAACGATCGTGGCCTTATTCTAAAGGCCATGAAGCCAAAGATCATGCTTACTTTAGGTGAATCTGGGAAACTTGAGCCGACTATTTATCACGAAGGCGGAATAGATTATGGTGCCATGGCATTTTCACCATTAATTAATGGCCAAGAGGTGACTGACGATGAGCAATGAGACGAAGCAAGACGTGTTCAACGCATTAATGGCTGACATGTCACACGGTTCAGAACAATGGCGTTCCAGATATGACGCCGCGTTTCCAGATAATCTGCCGGTTATTCCGAAAGCGGTAGGCGATGTGATTGTAAAACTCAAACACAAAAAATTCTCTCTATCCGGAGCAATGAGCTACGCCGCAGTAGTTTCTTTATCTCCATGGATGACGTTTGAACATGAGGACACCTTCGCCCTTGCATGGGTGCTAGGCGCTTGGAAAGTAGAGGAAACCGGCGAAGTCGTGGAATTGGAGGCGGAGAAATGAGCCAACTGGAGAGGACGGATAAAAAAATGAAATTCAAGATTGTGGGCCGCAATGGCGAAACCAAAATCAAGGAATTCGAGTCTCAGTACGAAGCAGATTTATACTGCGAGCGTCTCAACTATGAGCGGTTGGAACGCCTTGGCTTGATTGAGCACCTGAACATGCCAGCAATCAAATTTGATTAGGAGTACATCACCATGAAAGAAATCGTGAAATTGGAGGCGGAAAAATGAAGTTAGTTAAAGGCGACATCATTCGAAACCCGTGGGTGCGCGACCCAAAATGGCGAGACTTCATTTTCATTCGGCGCGGGAAGAAATATGTGCACACTTTGAGATCTAATCGTGGACTAATTGAAGACGCAATGTTTGACAAAAAAGACGTGGACGAGCGTTTCACAAAAGTAGGCCATTCAGTTGGATTCGACACCATGCTGCGAGAAGTTTCTGGCGAGGAGGCGGAGAAATGAAACGAGAGATTAAGTTCAGGGGGAATCCGGAGCTACTGGAGGGAAAGCAATGAAAAATGGGCATTACCGTTTCATGTCATGGCTTGGGTTCATTTTATGTATTGTGGTTTCATTTATGCCTGAGAAATATTTGGCATACGGATACTATAAAACATATGTTTTTCTGACATTGTCAGCAATCTTGTTTGCACTTTGGGACATTGCGGATTCAATCAGGGAGAAGCAGAAATGAAACAGATGATTGCCGTCATGCTGCTAATCTCAGGTGCTGCAATGCGGGCGTGGGTTAACTGGGAAAGGAGATGAAGAAAATGAATGATCGGCATCGAGCGGTAATGCGAGCACGTATTAGGTATGAGCGTAGGAAACATGAGCACAGCATGGACGGATTCGTAAAAGCACTTTATCCAGTCTTTAAGGCGGCCGCTACCACGATTAAACAATGGTCTGCCGCTTTTCAGGGAAACAAAAAGCGCGTCTGATGAAGGACGCGCCGGAGGCCAAACGTACGATTGAGAGTGAATGAAATCAAAGATTAGGAGTTGGCCTCCAATGACAGTATAGCAAACGCACATGTTGAACGCACGTTTAAGGCATCAAAAAAGCGCACCACGAAGGCACGCTTATCCCCAAAACTTTTACAAATTTAATTATACCATAAGGAGTGGACGCAGTGGTGCGAGCAACGAGATATTTTAGCCCAATTGATCATGACAAAACAATTGAAAACGCCAAAGAGGTCTTGGGGAACTACTGGCATCACAAGCGGCTCGCTCAACGCACCAAAATAGCGCTCAGAAGCCCTGTGATGGACGGCATGCCTAAGTCACCTAGCTATGGAAATAAAGCCGAGGACAAGCTCGTATCGCACGCTGACGAGCTGTACTATATAGCGTGCTGTGAAGGTGCCATTGAATCTCTAGAGAATGAAAACTACCGGATCATTTTAGTTGAGAGCTATCTGACTCCAAAGACGACACGTAAATCCAGCCTTCAGTTAGCCGCTCACTTGCATGTTGACCGAACGACCCTTTGGCGACAAACACAAGAAGCTCTCTATGCTTTTGCTGAAATATGTCCGCTAGTGAAACTAGTTGCAACATCCGTGCAACAATGATGCAACAAAAAACACGCTTTTCCGTCATATGATTGTATTGTGCCAAAGGTGAGAAACCTGAGACACCGCATTTTTCCTCCGAGCCTCAGTGATGATAAAGCTGTGGCAAGGCGTGGCAATGAGGACTGGCTGAGATAGTCAGGCGGGTTCGATTCCCGCATGCCACATTGTCCAGTTTAGCGACCGGACAAAGCTTGCGACGACCCCATCTGACACTGGGCGAGCGAGCAAAAAATGGCCAGTGTAAGAAGACACGCTTACACCGGATGACAGATCTGCCTTTAGCGGCCTAGCGCGGTATCTAGGATTCGTGTCAGCAAGTAGTGAGAGCAGCTAAGTGGAAAAGCGCCCCGTCATCAGACGGACAATATGTGGGTTCGATTCCCGCCTCTCACATAGGGACCAAGTCCGGTAAACCCTAGGAGCAGGCGCCAGACTATGGCACTTCACTTCATGTGAGGTGCTATTTTTGTGCAACAAAAAAGCCCTCAGAGACCAGTCCAAGGGCCAAAAGAATGAAAAAACGGAATACTTGTGTGAGCAGCAGCGGTTGACTTGGAGGAGAAAGGCCACTGCTCACATATATATATTAGCACATTCCTTATAGAAGATACTAAAATAGCCCTCGGTTGGGGGCCGAGAGCCTAAAGAAAGGGTATTACAAAGGAGTGAAAATGAATATCTGTTGGGAACAATTTAATTCTAACTCATCGAAATTTTTTAAGCAACAAAAAAGCTTTCGGGGCCTAATCCGAGGGCTTAAGAACTCGGGAAGTTCTTCATGAGAATGTGAGCAGCGTCATCAAACTGCTCACGGACATTATATTTTCGGAGGCGAGTAGATGCAGTGGACAGATGAACAAATTAGTGACATTAGGAAGCTCGCCTCTGAAGGCTTTACCAGACGAGAGGCGGCAGACAAGCTCGGGATTAGCTATGATGCGCTTCAGGGAAAAGCAAGACGGCTTGGCATTGAATTCCAAAAACCAGTCAAGAATGAATACGATTCAGACGGTACACAGTCCAGTGAAACCATTCTAAAGGTTGTCAGGGGCCACAAAATGACGCCTAGAGAGGTTCTGGAAGCTCACGGGTATGATTACACCAAGTGGGAGCTTGTACGTGCTACAAGCAACTTCTGGAAGCAAACGCCTGAAGCAACGTTGTATCAAAGCAAGATACAAATCAGGCCGCTAGTTGAAGCAGAACAATACGAATCATTGATGAATGACATCATCACACACAAGGAGCCATACCAAGCTAAGGCTCCTATTTTTGTGGAATCAGATCGCTATCTGGTCATTCCTGCATTTGACACGCATTTCAACGGTCACACATTCGACGTCTATGCGGAATCTCTTAAACGGCAACTAGAAATCATTCAACGCGGCCACTACGCCAAAATATTGCTCATTCTGGGCGGCGATCTTGCTCACGTGGACAATATCAACTCAACCACAGCAAAGGGCACACAGCTCGAAACAACTGACCTAGGCGAGACTGTGAACGAAATGGAACAATACTTCGAGACACTGATTGAAGCGATTATTAAGAATGCCAATGAGTGTGAGGTCATGTATGCGCCAGGTAACCACGACCCGTCAGTTGGATATATGTTTGCACGTCTATTGAAACGCGCCTACAGCAACCAGAAAAACATCACTTGGGATATATCACTGAAGCATTACAAAGGCACAATGCTCGGTCACAACTTCATTGGTGCCACTCATGGTGACAAGGGCAAGAATAACTACCTTGCAAAATACTTAGACGAGTTTGGATTCATGCTGGGAACGGCACAGAACCGCGAACTGATAACTGGGCACTTGCATTCAGAAATGAGTAAAGACCTTGGGGGATTTGTGCAAAGACAAATGTCCACGAGAAAACCGACTGATAAATGGACAGATGATCTTGGAGTTGTGGCTCATAAGACGTTTGAGCTAATTGAATATTCAGATCATGACACGAGGGCGATCTATTATGTTTAAAGAAGAACGTGAGATTTGGAAAGACATTGAAGGATATGAAGGCTTATACCAAGTTAGCAATATGGGAAGAGTAAGAAGCCTTGATCGCGAAGACGCACAAGGACGCCGCATAAAAGGAACGGTGCTCGCTGGTAGTTTAAACGGCAAGGGGTATCTCAAGGTCAGCCTATGTCGAGACGGAGACGTTGAAGGCAAGCTCATTCACCGCTTGGTAGCTGAGGCGTTCCTAGATAACCCCGACAATTTTCCGCAGGTCAACCACAAAGATGAAAACAAGACAAACAATGTGGTATCAAATCTTGAATGGTGCTCAGCGCTTTATAACGACATGTACGGTACCCGCAACAAACGCGTAGCGAAAGCGCTTGAACGTCCAATCTACGTGGTGACGAGTTCAGGGCATCACTATTTCTTTGAAAGTGCAAGAAAAGCCGCTAAACTTCTTGGACTAGACCGGAGCACTGTATCTAAGTGTCTTCGTGGCAAGCGCAAATATCACGGC